CATCAATAACCTCTTTATTGCTTGTGGTTGCTCTGAAATTCTTTGCAACACGAAGAAGATTTTCTACTTCTGGTTCATTAGTAACAATCTTTCGTTCGTTCAACCCTTGAACATAGTCTTCTCTAATGTCGGAAACCAAAACATCATATCCTGCTGCTTCACAAAGAAGAGCAAAACAGATACCAAGTCTACCGGCGCCGATTACACCAATCTTCATACTCATCAAAAAAGTCTCCTTTAATTATAACGCACTTTATGAAATTTGACTATAGTCATAATTTGCTTTTAAAAAGTTATGCACAAACGGCCCATTAATAAAATTGTCTCGCATAATCTTTTGGTTGCTATTGAGTAAAGAGGACAACCAAGAAAAAGAGCTATTAGACATTACAAGAAGATCCGCATTCACCATATGATATATATCACTTACAGGATGATCATCAATGTGAAGTTTAATATCAAAATTATCTTCTTTTAGTTCAAAAAATTCTTCAAAGTTTGTAGTAAATCCTTGAGAGTGTATATGCAGAGTTGACTTTTCGTCTTTCGTATTTTGCTTTAGAAAGTTGACAAGATTTTTATATCTGTAAAAGTCTTTCTCAAAAATATATTTTTCTCTGTATACTGAAACAATTTCCGCAGGAATATCGTTTGGGTTTGCAGTTCTAATGTGCAATGAGATATTTATATTATCGTCAAAATACTTTTCACCGAAGAAAGATAGATTATTCCTAATCTTATCTATCCTTTCTTTTGTGAAGATCTCATTCATATATTGACCACATAAAGACGCTAGGGCTTTGTGACAGTCGTGCAGATTAATTAATATTTTCTTATCACTATTCCTACTATCATTAATCAACGACATTAGATTGTCATTAATTTCAGAAACGGTATATACTTCGTCCCAACAACCGTTTATATTTGGAAAATTAAAAAAAGAATCTATCATTCTAAAATATTCTTCCTTCGAATATCCTGTATATGAATGATGTGCAAAATTATCAGAACCAGGATAAGTAAATCCAACTCCAATAAAATCTGCAAAGAAATTCAATAGCAGATGATATTGGAGCATGGATCCTATTCCCTCAGTTCCAAACCCATCAATTAATGGGATTTTTGTTTTCCAACTATCGTCAGAAACTTTGTTACTTAGGGTTAGGCAGACACTCATAGTTTAAAGGTAGGGATTGGTTGCATTTTATGACTATTCAACGAAGAGAACTTGAGAAGAGACTCTAGACCAGGACCAGATCCATTTTCCATTGCTTCTTCAAGTTGCTCATAGGAAGCACCCAATTGATCTTCATCGGTACGACCATCATCCCAAAGACCATCAGTTGGTTTTGCTTCAACAATCCTAGAGTCTACACCCAAGAACTTACCAAGTTCCCATACCTCAGTCTTATAAAGATCTGCAATTGGGGCGATATCTACGCCACCATCACCATACTTAGTATAGAAACCTACACCATAGTCTTCAACCTTATTGCCAGTGCCTACCACAATTCCACCAACAGATCCTGCAACCTGATAAAGTGTAACCATACGAATACGTGAACGACTATTGGCAAGAGCATGAACATTCTCCCCATAACCATTCATAGTTTGTTTAAAAATATCAAAAACACCAGTCAGATCATACTTAAGTGTGGTGACATTGCTAAAATTATTAGCAAGCCACTCAAGATGTACATCTGAGAGTGTTTCTTGTTCTTCTTTCTGATGAATTGGCATTCCAAGAGCATATACTGGAAGACCAGTTTTTGCAGCAAGAGTTGAAGAAACTGCGGAATCAATTCCACCAGAAACTCCAATTACAAATGATTTAATGTTATTGGTTACAGCATAATCTTTTAACCAACCAACAATACGACTTTCAAGTTCAAAATAGTTTTCAATGCGATTCATTGATTTTTCCTAATAACTTACTAGAATAATATCATAAAAAAATTTATTACGCAACCCTTCCATAACTGTCTTGCAGTCTAACAATGTCTATTTCATCACAAACTCCACGTTGAACTTCGATAAAAGTCAGACCATCTGGACCAGCAGTTGCTCTATGAATATTTTTTGGTGGGATGTGAAATCTATCACCAACGATACAATTTCTTTCCTCCCACCCATCATTAATTATACCACTACCTTGAACGACGATCCAATCTTCCCATCTTTGATTATGATATTGAAGAGAGAAAGATTGGTTTGGATTTACATAAATTCTTTTTACTTTATAAGTTTCTTCATCATATAAAGTGTCAAAAACACCCCAAGGTCTTTGTTCCGTGTACATAATATCAACCTTTATTTGGCACGTAAATTGGATTCGTGTTTATGAATGGAATGTATTTAATGTCATCATTATGAATTCCTTGGTACATTAAATACTTCTCTGCTTTGATATTCAGAACGTCGATCAAATAAGGAATGGATGTATGGACTGTATGAATTTCTTTTGCGTTTTCGAGAACCTTACAATAGTCAAACAGACAATAGTTAATGTCATTTTCTACAGTAGGTAAATCAAACTCAGGAAACTCAAGAACATTATTTTTCTTATTGTCTGTGTTTGCATAGCGATTGACATAGACATATTCAGAATCATCTTTCAAACCTAACACATCGTAATAAAGATGATTTTCTCTTTCAATGTTTCGTGTAAACTTGAATCCTTCCGACCATTTATTCCAATCAAGGAAAAGTTGTAGATACTTTGCGTGCATACACATGCAAGTTTCCGACTCAGAAACACCAAGATCATTTTGCCAAAAATGAATCATATCCATTCCCAAGTAGACAAATTGAGGAGATTGGATGATTCCCATTTGACCATAGTATTCTTTTCCAGGAAAGTTATCATTCTGGGAGCAAAAATCAATATCAGTGATATAATCTTTAATCCAGAGCAATCTCTCTTGCAAAGGCCAAATAACTTTATACCCCATCGACAGATATTTCCTAGCAATATACTGAAGAAAGAATACATCACCAATCCCTGCTGGTTGATTGATCAAACAGACTTTCATTCTACCCCCTTATAAAGTTTTACAGAATCTTCGCGGAGGGTTTTTCCAGTCGTAATCGCATTATCAACAAGTGCATTAACTGCCTGCACCAAACGAGGACGCTTTACTTTAAAGCAAATATCAATCTTTCTTTTCAATTCAGCAATCTCTTGGTCAGTTTTTGCTTCCTGAATTGCATCTTCCAACATCCACATACGAGTGTGAAGAATAGAAAGTTTTTCTACAACCTCTCCAAGATTGTCAGTTTCAATATATTCAACATCAGGTAGTTCTCTGCGAGACAGAACTTCGTCAATTGTTTCTTTAATACATTCGTCAATTAAATTTCCAAATTTACTCATTAGATCACTCCACGTATGCAACTAATTGATAATCATCAACAACCCTGTGTGTAGTATAGTCTGGAGCGTTTCCAAAATATACTGGAACATATTGAATTTTATATTCACTATTGATTGACAAAATTAAGTTTTCCAAACTCTCTTTTTTGTCAGAGAAATAAACGGGAATGTCGTCAATGACGATTGTATGATTTTTGATCGGATGATTTTTGATAAGTTCTAGTTCTTCAAAGGTAGGGACTCCACCACCCTCATCGTGAGCATCCAACCAGAAACATGCTTTATCATCAACTGCTTTCAACATATCTGGCATACAATCCAAAGATGTTCCAAGATACAAACTTACATTATCATTTTCAGCAAACCGCGTCATACAGTGCTGATAACGTTGATTCATAAACTCACAACTCAATACTTGCTCAAATCCATGATTCAAGGCATACTGAACGCCATGACCCAGATGAGTTCCAGTTTCAACAAAATATTTACATCCAAGTTTTACACCAAAGTCCCTGAAAAGAAATGCACATGTTGGTATATTCTTTGATTCAGTTGCATATAACTCTTCAAAGTATTTGTTTTTATCAAACATAATAGTTCTCCCAAATAAAATCTTCTAAAATTTCCATTTTCTTAGCACGTTCAAGATTGTCTTGAATTGCATCCATTTTACTATAATAGATTTCCTCAGAAACATCAAACTCATCACTCAATACAATGATTCCATCCATGTTAAAATGATTATCAATGTCTGGTGCTCCAAGATAAACGGGAATTGTTCCCGTCGCAAAGCAATCTAAAAGTTTCTCAGTAAAGTAAGTTTCATACTGACCATTTTCAATTGCAACCGAGAACATATAATCGCAGAGACCATCTTCTTTCAATTCAATCTCATTAAACCCACGACCATAAAGATCAACTTGGTCTCCTATTCTATCAATCCACTCAAGTCTTTTCAAGTGACCCTCACACATACGCTTGTTTGAGGAGATCATAGAAATCATTTTAGACTTCTCATAAACCTTTGGTTCTTTAATCCAGAATCCTTGAGCGGGAACCCATTTAAACTTATCACCAAGAGAAAGAAGTCTTTGATCATGTGTAAAAATTACATCGTATGTATTTTCAACTAACTCACGATTCGCAATGATGCTTTCAACAAGACCTGGTTTGATAAACTTAGATTCCAAAAGCCAGAGATACTTTGGTCCTGGTCTACCATCAGTAACTCCCTCATTGATAGTATTGTCTATGTAGAAAGTCCCATCACCACCAGTCTGAACCCATTCAATATATTTGGATTCTTTACCATGGACAGAATAACCTTTGTTTCCTCCAGTAAGATGAGTAAATGTATTACCAACCAAATTAAATTTCTTTTTCATAATCAATATCCATCAGCAAAATAAAAAAGATCATATGCGATACTTGGGTTCATTAATAAAGCAGCAAGAAACATATTACTACTGCTACCAACAATATACTCTGATTTACTAGATAAGATTACATCTAAAAATGCATTTTGATATTCTACTTGATATTCATCATCACTCATACATTCTTGTCCACCCTGTTGAGGATTTCTACCTCCCTTCCAATCAATATCTTCAGAAAGTCTTGGTCTATCAGCAACGATACATCTATCTCCAAAAACTTTTTTAAACTCATCAACAAAAGGTTGAATCATTGTAGTCAGAAGAACTGCATCATAATCATCAATTTTATTTTTAACCGATTCAATAGCAGGTTCAACTACATTAGAAACTCCCTGATAATGTCCCGTTTGTCTTAGCATAACAGACATTACTTTTTTTCCTTCAATTAATTTTTCTTCATTCTTTATCTTTTCAGCAAAATCATTTACTGGTTTAAATTTTTTCCATTGATTATTCAATGACAATCTAGTTCTGGTAAGATTTTCCAGATCAACATATTGCTCTTTCTTGCTACCTCTACCGTCATACTTCAGAGTGTCCTCTGGATAGTATTTTAATTGGGACTTTATATCTGCAGGATACGCTTCAAAATAAGTAAAGTCTTTTGGATATTCTCTACCAAGATATTCATTTGGTTGAAAAAAATCTAAAAGAACATTTTTCTCTAGAACTTCATTAAAATTATTAATTTGAGATGATTCTATCCATCTATAATTTGAGTAACTACTACCTGGGTAATTAGTTTTATTTCTTGTGTGCAAAAAAAGATTTATATCTCCATCGGATTTTTCAACTGTTTCCATCCAAGCAAGTTGTAAAAGAAATCCACTAAAAACTCCTGCACAATTTCCCGCAATTACATTCATTTAAAATAACTAAACGCCATTTATATATGATACAAAAAAAGGAGGATGTTGTCAACCTCCTTTGCTCAGTATATGCAGGCTCGCCACTTGCTTTTTGGCTAGAAGCAAGAAACTAGGCGGGTTGCCCCATCCGCACCAACGGCATTTTAGAGATGACGTAAACTCATAATAGGGTCATGTTGACTCCACCACCTAGTTTTACTTAACTAGGAAAAGTTGGATTAGTTTTGGTACTTCAATAGCAGCATAAAAACCACATAAGAATAGAATGTCCCAGAACTTGTATTTGATTGCAAAGGGAATAACAAATATGTTCCCAATACATTTTACAAATAATCCAATCTTCATGTCTCCCCATAGCAGGAAAAAGTATCCTAATAAGAGGAGAATATTACCAATGTATCTGGATACATTAGATTTTGCCATAAAGGGGTTGCTCCCGACCAGTGCGCTTTTATAGTCTTCCCGAGACTAACGGTTTATTGAGAGATAAGAGCAGCAAAACTACCAGGTCTTGCTTTTGGGGATTCTTCAAGTTTAAATGTTTGAACCTCAGTTTCTTCTACTTTTGGTGCTTCTGCAACTTCGTATTTGATTGAAGTTTCGTATGAAGCAGTTGATGTGAAAGATCTCTTAGACATTTTTTCAAAGTAAACTTTACTTTTATTTAGACTAATCTTTCACATAACATGGAACTCTATCAGGATCCAACCATTTAGTATATTCAAAGTCTTCCATAGCAATCATTAATTGAGTTTCATTATCACAAAGATACATGTCCCTATAACGACCAGTGTATGAATCTACTTTTTGAATACGATAGTCAGGTTTTCCATTAATTTCTAAGGTGCCAACTTGAACATAACGATAAGGAAACCTCTCTATGAGAACAGTTGGTTTTTTTACTACTTTCATCAAGCAACCTCAACAGTTTCAAGATCAACAAGAACGTATTCCATAAGCATTTCATAGTCATCGAGAGGATCACCAGAGAATACTACACCTTCGTTTTCATAGTAACGACGGACTTTTTTGTAAAGTTTCGGATTCTTTACATCAAGATAAAAGTCCCCGCTTGCTGCTCCACGAAGAGTTTGAACGTCTTTCTTGAATTTTTCTGTAAGAGTCATTGTTTTGAATGTTGACCTATGTATTATACAGGTTTGACAGGGATTCTGTCAAGTGCTCCTTGTCGGGATCGAACCGACCTTAGCCGAATTATGAGTTCGGTGCTTTCAACCAGAGAGCTAAAGGAGCAAGGTAGGAACACTGGGAGTTGAACCCAGACTAACCCGTTATAAGCAGGCCGCTCTAACCATTAAGCTATGCTCCCATAAAAATCACGAACCTTCTTCGTGATCTGTGTGAATTTTAACTATCTCTTCAAAATCCACATCTGATTCCTCACATATGGTTATGACTTCATTATAAGGAACCATTATAGCATTTCCGTGCTCACTTTTTATCAAAAAAGATTCTCCACCTTGAATTCTGTCTATCAGATTATCAAAATCTGCCTGAAACTCTTCGATTGTAAAAGACTGAAGTTCGTCGATTTCTTGATTCATTTTATTCATAAAGTGAGTTTTATGAGTCCGGATACTTGGATTTGAACCAAGATTATTCCTGCTCCCAAAGCAGGTGCCATGACCAAGTTAGGCGATATCCGGAAGATTAAGGTCGTTGTTATGAACAGCAGCATGACAACAAGCACATAATAAAACACATCCACGTATTTCGTCAAGTATTCTTTGCTTGCCCCACCCTCGGATTCCATGAAATTTAGAATCTTTTTTAGATGGGTCTAAATGATGTACTTGAAGTGCTGATGAGTATTTATTGTACCCACAAGAAACACATTTACCACCCATTTGTTCAATGATAAAGTTTCTCTTTTTTTGACCAAGTTCTAAAGTGTACTTATTATGGCAAGACCCACATACAGATTTTTTATGTCCATAGAATTTAGATGGGTCAGTTTCTCCACAATGTCCACACTTATGACCTTTCATTTTGGTAGAAAAAAGTTATCTACCATTATTTATGGGAGGTTGTTCTTTGAATGTATAAGCATTATACCCAGGATTGGAACGACTGTCAAGCCTGCTCCACAAAGTCCTAACCAGATTGGACTTGATGCAAGTGCTTCTACGATGTGGAAAATCATTGTGGATATGCGTGTGTAAGTCCCCAATAAATGAATAATCCAATTGAACCAAGAAGCAAAATTGTTGATATGAATACTTTAGTCATTTTCTTCGTCTTCGTACTTAGAGGGTTCTTCAAATAATTCTTCCATTTTTAATTTTTGAATACGATTATATAGTTCATTATAATCATCATCTGGCATTTTATCAAAATTTACTACCATTAATCCGTCTCCTTTTTTAACTCCTTTCATTTCTGGATGCCCTTTGACCTTTGGATTTTCACGATACCCGTGCGATTCGTGAACGACCATCCAACCCTGTATTACCATAGATACTGCGATCAGTAATAAAACAATAAAAGGAATGAAATAAAAAATTTCCATTTTACCGAATCAAATTCTTTATCAACCATATTGAATGAATAATACCAAAAACAAAAAGTGCTCCGATTATTCCACTAATCCATCCCACACGAATCTCATGATTCTTAATTGCAGTTGAAATAGATTGTTCGATCATCTCCTGAACTTCAGAACGACTTACAAGTTCATCTTGTTCGTGCATCATTTCTCATCTCCAAGATACTTTGCGAGAGGATCTCTTCGTGTTTTAACAATTTCAACTGCTCTTTTATAAAACATATTATCAGTATTACCAGAAGATTCAAAAGTTGCTTTAATTTTCACCCAGTTCTCATAAGTATGCTGATCCATGGGTTTTGCGCATATTACTATTATATAATAATTGCACAACTTCAAACGTCAATAATTGTGTTCAGTTCATAACACTGTTAAAGAAATTGTTAAGTTCGTAACCATTTAAACGGAAGGAACAGGAATCGAACCTGCGAAGCTTTTAAACCCAGCCGCTTTCAAGGCGGTGTCCTCGACCAACCGGACTCCTTCCAAATAAATCCTCAACGGATTTCAAAGTCCAAACGCTTTACTTTGCGTTGGCGTCTTGCCTCTTGCCAGGCAATATCTTGAGTTGTTAGAAAGTTTTTTTGTTCTTTCTGCGTAGAGTTTACCATAATAATTCTACTTAAGTCAACTGCGGACACGTTATCACTTCTCACAGTCATCATATTTGGACAACCACAAGTTTGAGTTTTATTTGTGCTTGCAATTTCTTTATTGCAATCTCTACATCTTACGATAATCATTGTTTTTCATCCTTTTCATTGTAAAAATGATCTTAACATCCATACATTTTTTCCGTGGGATTCAATCAAATCTTCTACAAGATTTGTTGTTCCCCTCGATCCTTGCTCATCTGCCTCTTCAGCAACTTTTGAAAGTAAACTAACTAAGGTTTCATTATCGGCAAGAAGATCTCTAACCATTCCCATATCATCAAGAGCATTATTTGTTTCTAAAACATGAGATACTTCAGTAATTCTTGTGAGAGTACTTACTGGTTTGATATTTAAATATCTCATATGTTCGGTGAGACGATCAATCTCCTCAAACATTTCTTCGTATTGTTTTCCAAATACTTTATGAAACTGATAAAACTCCGATCCAACTACATTCCAATGATATACCCAAGTTTTTTGGAATAGCATAAAAAGTGTTGCCTGAGCATCAGAAATTAACTTATAAAGTTTTTCCATTCTACTCTTTTTGGAATATTTATGCAAGTGGGCAATATCGGATTCGAACCAATGACCGTCTGCGTGTAAAGCAGCTGCGCTACCGCTGCGCCAATCGCCCAAATGAGTAGTGAGTGCCCACCACTCGCGGAAGACACTCTCCGCAACGAACGGGGGTGATCAAGTCCCCGACCTAAGAAAACTTAGGATTTAGTGAGTC